TCCGTCACGGATCCAAGCACCATCTCGAACGATGCCGACAGACTCAGATCTACATCCAGATCGTCGATGCCCATGTACTGACCAGCGAACGCGAACGCTTTCTCAAGCGCGGTCATCACGTCGTCGGCTACCGCTCGAAGCTCGCTGTCGTGCTCCACCTTGTCGAGCACCCGTTGCGTCGCGGTCTGGTCGCCCGACGTGGAACTGAGCAGGTACTTCGTTCCGAACGCCTGCATCTGCTCCTCGAGCCGGTTCAGGTCGTCGGCCCCGGCTTTGATACCGGACCCGGTAACTTCGATCCATTTCACATCGGCGTCGGGACTGTCTGATGTCATGAACCTCTGAACACTGATCGTCTCATCGGGTCCTTCGCCTTCAGAATCAAGATCATCGTCCGAGTCGAGTCCCTTGCCGAACAGGAACGGCACTCTCGCGAAGTGCAGGATGTTCTTCTGGTCTGATGCCGAGACCCAATGCTCGACGTTGAGCCAGCCGAGATCCATCAACGGTGGATCGGCTGTGAAGTTCCCGGTCTGGTCACCGTAGACGGGCACGAGCGGAATCTCCTCGAGTTCAAGCTCTCCCTGGTCGAACAGGGTCCACAGCGCCTTCTCATTCTGCACGTACCTCTGCCAGAACACGAAGCGCTGCACCTCTCCAGAGTCGTCGGCTCCCAACATCACGCGGAACCGCCTCACGGCGTCAACCTCTTTGTGATGGAACTCGCCGTCTTTCATCTGCACGGTCTCCATCACCCTCGCCTCTGCCAACAGTGACTCTCCGCTCCAGTCCTCGAACCGCCAGTAGATCACCGACTGCGCTGGCACTCTGGTGAAGTACGGTCTCAGGTCGAACTCCCGTTCATCGAGGACACTCACCTGCCCCTCGGTCTGCGGGTAGTCCACGAAGATGAAATCGAGGCCTTCGGACAGCGCACCCTTCAACAGCACTCTCGCGAACTCCTCGAGGGTCTGTCCCTTGCGGTTGATGTTCTTCGACCAACCTTCGACGTCTTCATACGTCGTCTCGACCTCCATCGGCTTTCGGAACGCGATGCCAACGAGGCCGCGGACGGTCTTCTTGAACGCATTCAGGAGGAACGATCGATACAGCCGCGTCTTGTACTGACTGTTCGACTCGCCGTCCTCTTTAGGCAGGTACTCAGTGTTCTTCTCCCGCATGACGCGGGTGCCGCCCATCAGCGACCGGCACACCTTACGATCTAGTTCTTGCTCTGCGTACGTGTCTGACGGCGTCGCAACTGTCTTCTCGGCCATTAGTTCAACCCCCTGTGTCGGTACTTGTAGCGCTTCCGGCAGACCCGGTACCTGGTCTCGTCCGCGATGTGATCCTCAGCCTCTGTGTCCACGTCATCTGGATTCGTCTCGTCCCTTGGTAGATACGGGACGGTCCTGAGCCACTGACGGCAGTTGTCCATGATGAAAAGCCCCGGCTCTTCCCGAGGCATGAACGCTCCTGGTTCGGCCTCGTCTGCCGCCACGGCTGCGACGAGCATGTCTCGCATGTGCTCCCACCCACGCACTCTTCCAGTGAACGCGTTGTTACCAGCCGAGATGAAACCAGCCTTCTTCGCCTTGAGTTTCTTGGCGATTGATGGCTCATCCGGCGACCCGTGAAAGATTGAAGCATCTGCTGGCCCCGCATGAACACGATAGCCCATCTTCTTCTCTCTTTTCAAAATCCCGGCTGCGATCTGGCTTGTCGTGTACTCGATCCCGGTGTTCGCGGTGCCATTCCATCCGTACCATTCGGCGATCCGAAGCACCGATCCTCGAGGCAGAAACAGGGGCGACTTCTGCCACGGTACGTTCACCGGATCCCCGTTCGCTTCTGCCCACCAACCCACGCTGAACGGTCTGCTCGAGCCCCAGTCAAACGAGCGGTCAATTCTCCACGTCGACGGGACCTTGAACCACGGCAGCACTATCCGCTCCATCACGTCGGGAGCAAACAGGTCGTCGTACATGCCGCCGGCAACGATGTTCCAATCGCCAGCGAGCCATGCCTTCACGAGCCAGGCTGGACCCGACATCGCCAGGTTGATCACGTACCGGGGATCGTTATCGATCAACAGCTTGTTGTCTTCGAGCTTCGACGGGATGAAGATCCGACGCCAGGGCAGCATGACCCCCGGCTTGATCTCCACGTCGATCTCGTTCACGACGTTCGGCGGGCACGGGTCGATGTACCGCTGCTTCAGCCAGTTGTGACCCGCGCCACCAGGGTTCCCCGTCAGGACCATTCTGATCGGGACGCCATGCACCGAACGGAGCGTGGCTCTCATCTTGTCGATCGGATCCGACTTCGGGAACGATCCGGCTTCCTCTACTCCAAGCCACGTGTACGCGTGGCCCTGGTACTTCGACGCGTGGCTGTCTTTCTCAAGGTGACGGAACTTCATACGAGCACCGCCAGGGAAGTGCCACGTCTTCTTCTGCTCCTGGTACCGGGCCCCGACGGCGCCGTACACGACCTTGCTTTCCTCGATCAGTTCTTCGAGCTCTACGGTCGTGCGCCGTACGATGATCCCGTTCGCCTTCGACCCGTACTTCTTCTGGTGAAAGTACCAATCGAGCAGAATCCCGAACGACTTCCCACCGCCTCGAGCGCCACCGAAGAAGATCTCGTCACAGACGCACTCGAGCAGTTTCTCCTGCGGACCTTCTTGCGCCTTCCACGGCTCGCCCGCCATAGACAGCGCCACGATCTCGTGTCGTTGGTCATCGCTGTAGTACGCCCAGTGAGCCATCACTTCATCGATGTCTACCTCTTGCGCGGCGGCTGGCATCAGGTCTTCTTGGCTGGCGTCTTACGAACTGGCTTCTTCTTCACCGGCGGCTTCTTCGCTACTGGCTTCTTCACGGCGGGCCTCTTCGCCGCTGGCTTCTTCTTCACTGGCTTCCGACGCTTCCTCGCTGGTTTCGCTGTTGCCTCATCTTCGGCCTTCTTCTTCTTGGCCGCCTCGAGCATAGTCCGCAATCGGGTTGCGACCTCGTCGGGGTTCACATCGTCAAATCCAACAGACGCGTCGATGTGCTTCGTATCCATCCACTTCTCGGGGTCGGTCTTCGAGAGGTGTCTCGTGCGGTTGATCAGGTAGAAGACCTGCGCTGTCACGTTCCCGCTCAGAGCATTCCCGAACAAGCTGTCTTCGACCATCTCGACCCGGGTAATCCGGGTCGCTTTCACGTCCTCGTCGAACGCGGGGTCTCTCTGTCGAGCCTTGAACACGGTCGATCTGTCTACCTGCAACACCTCGCACGAGTACCCGATCGTGTTCCCTCCACGGAGCAGTTCAACGAACTCTGACTTTTTCTTTGCGGTGATCTTCGTGACGTTCGGCATCTCGCCTTCCCTTCTCTATCTGTCGTAACCGTCTCGGTCTACGACTCTTCCACGTCCATTCTCTCATCAAACCACTTCTTCAACTTCGGCTTCAACGCATGCGCGACGTTGCGCGTTCCCGACTTGTCCGCTGGAACTCTGACCACTGCGGCGAGAACACCCTTCGATGCGAAGCAAATCACGGCCTCTCCCGATCCGTCGTAGATGACCTTCGCGACCTCTCCTGCGACGGCCAACTTCAGTTGCTGCAGCTTCGCTTTGTCTCGGGTCCCGGTCTCGATCTTTTCGCGATCCTCTTTGCTCAACGACGGGAACAAACTCGCGGTCGGATACTTGAACACGTCCAGCTTGGTCGGGTCGAGGTTGTTCTCTCTCACCTTCGACACGAGCAACGGCCGTCGGGTCTCTCCCCTCACTGCGTTCATGTTGTTCACCATGTTGAATTCGTCTTCGGGAGTCATCCCTTTCGGCGGTGTCCACACTCTGACTTCGATCTTCGTGTGGCCGAGATCCTCCCACGCCCGGACACGGTGGTGCCCCGACATGATCATGTATTTCTCCTCGTAGATTTTCACTACGGGGATCTCTACCAGCCCGTTCGCTTGCATCTCGAGCTTCAACCGCTCGAACGTCGCTGCGTCTTCTTCATTCGCGGACAACGGGTTGTCTACGAGCATCTCGATCTCGACGACGATCGTCGACGGCTCTTTCTCGACCTTCTTCGCTTTCGTCATTTCACTCTCCCTGCCAACCACTGATTCGGAACGACGTCTTCTTCATGACTCCTCGAGATGTAGTGT